TCTGCCCAGTACGTGCCTCCTCAAAAACGTTAAAATGAAAATAACAAAAACACAACTTAAAGAAATTATCAAAGCAGAACTCCAAGAGGGATTTCTTGATGACTTGGGGAATCGATATGTTGATTGGGTAAACAAGAATGTCGCGCCAGGTCCGGAAGCCGAAGCCAAGGCCGACGCGAAGCGCCAAGAGGTTATGCAATTTGTAAATCAACACATAGACGATTACGCATTTCTTTTGTTTCTTGAAAAGGTTATAGGGGAGTCTCGATGGGGAGAGGGCCCGCCACCCCAATAGAGATGTTAAAAATAAGTTACAATGCATGAGTTTTCAACTATCAAAGAAAGAGAGAGTAAAAGAAATATTAAAGTGCGGTAAAGATCCATCGTACTTTCTGACAACCTACGCCCGTATATCTCACCCGATGCACGGGCTTATTTTGTTTGATACCTATGACTATCAAGACGATCTGCTAGAAGAATTCAACGATTACCGTTTTAATGTCGTCTTGAAAGCACGACAGCTTGGCATCTCTACCATCACAGCCGGTTACATCGTCTGGATGATGTTGTTTCACCGCGACAAAGCTATCCTTGTGATGGCAACAAAGTTTGCGACGGCAGGAAACCTTGTCAAGAAAGTCAAGAGTATTATGAAGAACCTCCCAGATTGGCTGAGGATAGCTACCATTGACGTAGACAACCGCACCTCTTTTGAACTTTCCAATGGTTCCTCGATTAAAGCTGCATCTACCGCTGGCGATGCTGGTCGTTCTGAGGCACTGTCGTTGCTTGTGTTGGACGAAGCTGCACACATTGAAAACCTAGAAGAACTTTGGACTGGTTTGTATCCCACCCTGTCGACTGGTGGGCGCTGTATAGCGATATCTACACCTAACGGCGTTGGTAACTGGTTTCATAAAACTTGTACTGATGCAGATGCCGGCGCGAACAACTTTAATATTAATACACTTATGTGGGACGTCCACCCGGAAAGAGACGAAGAATGGTACAAGAAAGAAACCAAGAACATGTCCAAGCGTCAGATTGCGCAGGAGCTGTTGTGTAATTTCAATACCTCTGGTGAGACCGTGATCGACCCTGAGTGCATGGAATGGTTACTCACTACGACTAGGGAGCCCAAGTATCGTACAGGTTTTGATCGCAATTTCTGGATCTGGGAGGAGTATGATCCGACTTGCAACTATTTACAAGTCGTTGACGTTGCGAGGGGCGACGGCGCAGACTTTTCTACTTTTCATTTACTTAAGCTTGAAACTCTAGAAATCATTGGAGAGTATCAAGGTAAGGTGGCCCCTGATATGTTTGCTAATATGCTCAACCAAGTTGGCAGAGAGTTCGGAAATGCTATGATGGTGGTCGAGAATAACAATATTGGTTTTTCAGTATTAGATAAGTTAATTGAATATGAATATCCTAACTTATATTATTCAATTAAATCTACTCACGAATATATTGATCAACATATGGGGGAATATCACACAAACGCAGTGCCCGGTTTTACGACTTCAATGAAAACGCGCCCCCTTATAGTTGCGAAATTAGAAGAGTTTATAAGGAATAAACTAATTAAAGTATATTCTATGCGCACTATTAACGAAATGAAGACATTTATTTGGAAGAATGGAAAACCACAAGCCATGAAAGGCTATAACGATGATCTGATAATGGCTCTCGCTATTGCATGTTGGGTTCGTGATACGGCCATTCAAACAAGTGCGCGAGATTTAAACTATCAAAAAGCGTTCGTAGATTCTATTATAACCACCAATACAACATTTAATACGCGAGTTAAAGGACAAGAGGGCTACAAAGATGATAGCATTCTTGATAAAATGTCAGAAGCAAAAAATTTATATAATGAATTTATGTGGATTATAAAGTGAGATAATAAATGCCCCCTAAAAACAGTTCAACAAATCCCGAATCAACGCTATTTAAAGCGCTAACTAGATTATTTTCAGGACCGATTATTAATTATCGGTCACAGTCCGGCCGTAGGATTAGAAGACAGCATCTGGATAAATTTTCATCCAGATTTAAAACAGCTTCAGGCCAACAGTTTAAAAAGACGCTTTACAATCCATTAGATGTATTAGCGAATAATGCCATTGGTAACCAGAGACGTTCTGAGCGATATATTGATTTTGATCAGATGGAATACATGCCGGAACTGGCATCTTCACTGGATATTTATGCTGACGAAATGACAACTCACTCTGACTTGCGGTCAATGCTTAGAGTTCGGTGCCCCAATGAAGAGATTAAAGCAGTTCTTGGTGTCTTATATGAGAATATTTTAAATGTTCAGTATAACCTGTTTGGTTGGAGTCGCACGATGTGTAAATATGGCGACTTCTTTTTGTATCTCGACATCGATGAAAAATATGGCGTTAAGTCAGCAATTGCGCTTCCTCCACACGAAGTCGAGAGACTAGAAGGACTAGACAGTACAAACCCGAATTACGTTCAGTTCCAATGGAACTCCGCAGGCATGACATTCGAAAACTGGCAGATCGCCCACTTCAGAATTCTTGGCCACGACAAGTACGCTCCTTATGGTACGTCTATCCTTGAAGCTTCACGCCGTATTTGGCGGCAGCTAACTCTTATGGAAGATGCCATGATGGCTTATCGCGTTATTCGTTCGTCAGAGCGCCGGTTATTTAAGATTGATGTTGGTGCAATTCCTCCACAAGACGTCGAGCAGTACATGCAAAAGATCGTAACGCAACTCAAGCGACATTCTATTGTTAATCCCGATACGGGCCGCATTGACCTTCGCTATAATCCAATGAGTATTGAAGAGGACTATTTTATCCCTGTTCGTGCCGGCTCCGCAACGGATATTTCAAACCTTGCCGGCGGCTCAAACACCACTGAGATTGACGACATTAAATATCTTCGCGACAAATTGTTTGCCGCTCTAAAGATCCCACAGTCATATCTAACAATGGGTGAAGGCGCGACAGAAGACAAGACAACTCTCGCACAAAAGGACATTCGCTTTTCAAGAACCATCCAGAGACTACAGAGAGTAATTATTGCAGAGCTTACAAAGATCGGAATTATTCATCTTTATACACTAGGTTTCAGGGGTGATGACTTACTAGGATTTTCCCTGGCCCTCAACAATCCTTCTAAGATCGCAGAGCTTCAGGAGATCGAACATTGGAACCAGAAGTTTCAAATTGCAGCTGCAGCCACCGAAGGGTATTTCTCGCGTCGTTGGGTTTCTGATAACATCTTTGGCATGTCCCATGAAGAGTTCTTGCGTTGTCAACGCGAGATGTACTATGACCGTAAGCACGATGCTGCGCTACAACAGGTAGCTGAGGGCGCCGCGGCCGCCGAAACTGGCGGTATGATGGGCGGTCTTGGCGGCGAGCTTGGCGGTGAGTTGGCGCCAGAGTTGGGCGCCCCAGAAGAAATGCCAGCAGCTGAAGCCGGCGGCGAAGAAGCCGGTGGTGAAGAGTCTGCGCTTTTAGCAGCGCCCCCGGGCTCGCGGAACTCTCCGCGCCTCACTCCGGGAGCTAAAGGTAAAGTTTATTATCCGGTTAAAACAGATAAGCGCCCTGCAGGCGCCAGAACTCGTTCAAACAAATCTCAATATGCCTCTGAAAAAGCTAGCTCAACAATGAGGAACATACTTCCCGGCTATGCAGATGGATTAAAATCACTTGGTAGAGGTTTTGTTCCGACCGCTGAAGGTATTTATGAAGAAGATCCGTCTATTTATAGTTTGAGAGAGAAGACCGAGGAAAATAAATTGTTTAAGATAGATGAATCAATTCGCATTTTGTTGAATGATTTAGAAAAGACAAGTGAAACACAAACGGAGGAAGATGATGAAGTTCAGACACAACAAGAAGCGAAATAGCGCATTTGTTTATGAAGCACTCATTAGAGAAGCAACTGTTGCAACAATGAAAAACGATACGCAGCGAAAGGAATCTGCGGTTCGTCTTATTAAAAAGCATTTCAAATTGGGCACGCTACTTAGAAGGGATTTAGAATGTTATCGTTCTCTGTATGAGAACCAAAGTTTGGATAGATTAACTTCCGAGAAGATTCTCAGAGAGGTAAAAATACAAAAAAGGTTAATTGATCCTAGTGGGCTTTTTAAACAACAGACCACTCTTATTCACGATGTTAATACAGAACTATCTCCGGCTGCATTTAACATCTATGTTCCGAATTATAAAACATTAGCAACAATTGCTCAGATTTTTTCAGATAAGGTTTCCCCAAAAGACCAAGTTATTTTGGAGAACGCTATTGCTATTAATATGGGGGAGTTAATGGCAGAACAGAAAGTTGAAGTCCCCATTGATAATGTTGTATATAAGACATTTGTTAATAAGTTTAACTCAAAATATAAAGATGAGCTTTTAGATGAGCAAAAAGAATTGCTTAGCTATTATATCTCTTCTTTTCTGGACAACGCTCTTCAGCTAAAAATGTTTCTCAACGAGGAGGTCTCGCGACTAAAAGTAAAACTTGAAGAAGCAAAAAATGTTGATGAGATTAAAAGTGACAAAGAAATGCTCAACAAAACAAATCAAGTCATCGAGCGCTTAAATTCTTATTCTAAAGAAACAATTAGTGAAGAAGTCTTAATGACAGTTATGAGAACACAAGCGCTTGTAAAGGAAATTTATAACGATGGCAGTAACGGTTAAAATTGGTGACGCGGTAAATGCGCCGTCTGTTACTTTAGAATTAGACATTCGTAAAAGCATGAATGGGGACCTCATGATTTTTGATCATGGAGATATTGATATTGTTTTATCCGCATCCAAGAACAAAGTGTTTGCTTTCCCTAAAGAAACAATTACTGATTTGGTGTACGGCGCGCAAAATAGACTTTTTACTTTTCTGAAAAGCAAAGGACTAGTGATTCCAGAGTCAATTCAGGGTGGCTCTTTTTATGGTTCTATGGAAGCAACATTGGAAAAAGCATACTCTGATAAGCTAAATACTTCAAAGATGACGCTCATTAATGTTTCCAGATTTATTGACGAAGAAAGGCCATACTTTGAATCAACAGAAGCCATCATATCGATGACCGACGACGAACTCATACACCCAGATAAGACAGACTCTACAGAACTTGGCGAAGTGCCGCAGGCAGTCGAGAAGGGCTCTATCCGAAAAGGTTGGGTAAGAGACCCTTATTCGCTTTATTACATGTATTCAATATAAAGGAACTAAATAGTGTCTGCAATGAAGTTGATAATGGAGAGATGGGACCGCTTTTTAGCTGAACAATTTGAGGCTTGTGAGGGCTCCTTCAGTGTTGGTGACTTTAAGTTGGCTGTCGACATTTCGGGATATCTGGAGGATCAAGAAAAGATGAACGCAAGAGAAGCACAAATAAGACAAGATGGTCACTGGCGTAATTATTTAGAGAAGGCTAAAAAATTAGCTGGTCCCTTGGTTAGACTGGGCCTGTCGGGCGTAGGAGCCGTGAGTGGTCCAGTTGGAGCAGCTGCTGCTGCTGTAACCTCCACCGGCGTTGAAATTGGCGAGGACCAGGCCGGCCAAACGGCACAGGTTTTGGGAAAGATATTTATGTTGGGGAGCACCCAGGAAAATAACAACGCCTACCAACNGTTTTTAGAAACTTTTTGTGTGGACCAACAAACATTAGATTTAATCGAAGATAAATTTCAAAAAGCATANATAGAAGAAAGCAATATTGTGGAACAACTAAAAACTTTTTTTGAAAATGCCGATGATAATGACCGCTTGCCAGACATAACAAATCATCTTAGTCGATTGGTTGAACACAGAGTCA